AATTTTAGATATAAAAAAAGGGAGGACATTGCCTCCCCTTCTTAGGTTTTATCGCTTAATTATACTTTCTTAAACTTAACCATTACACGAGCTTTACCAGTGGCAGAAGCTAGAGCATTAGCATTAGGTGTGATTACTAGGTCAACTGCTGTTGCACCACCTTTCACGTTAGCTAAACCAGTAAGTGCTGAACTAGCAACACCTAAAGTGGTTAATGGGATTTTAGTAGTTAGAGCTGTACCACCGTTGATACTTAAATCAGCAGTAGAGCTAGCTGCAAACACTTCCTCAACTTCTACATAGAGGGCTTCAACTAGGTAGAAAGGTGGTAGGGTGAACGCATAGTTGTCGCCTACAGTGTCGCCAGCGAAAACCTCAAAGATAATCTCGTTATCTGCACCAGAGGTCTTTTGAACCCCTGTCACTCCACCAACTTCTCGTGTGCCATAATTAGCGTATACGCCACGGCTTGATAATTCTTTAGACATTAATTACTCCTTAAACGTTAACGGCTGAGGTGATATAGATAGCTAGTGTATCTAAGCGCTGTGCACCAATACCCCAACGAGCACGAGTAACAAACTCATCACGAGCGCGGTCTTTATTACGCTCACCTTCGACTGAAGGCATTTGACGCCATGCAGCCATAATAGGCTTAGTGTTGTCATCTAAGATAGACATGAACACGTTAGCTACAGCATTAGATACTGAGGTAGTACCATCACTGAATGTACCTTTAGCCAAGCGGTTAGAGGTGATAATGTTCCAGCCGTACAAGTTCATTAAGAACTGGTGGTCACGGTCAAAACCATTCATTAAGATGTTTTTACCAAACTCAGTTACATCATGTGTAATAGTAGTTTTTTCATCTAGAGTAGCAGCACAGATTGGGTCTAGAGCAGCAACACGACCAGCGTATGGTACGTTAGCTTTATCAAAGGCTAACTTAAGTTTAATTAAGTCAGACAAGCTTAGGCTGTTCTCTGAGCCAGAGGTAGCTACAGTAGAAGAAACTCGGTGAGCAAAACCATTTACTGCGTTAGCATTAGCGTTAGTTTGTACGCTATTACACACTTCAAAGTAACGGGTCTCAAAGTTCTCTTGGATTGCACGAGTAGCTTCCGCTGCACGAGCTGACATCAATTGCTCTACTTGTGAGCCATCTTGACGAAGGATGTCAGTAACATACCAAGCATCACCAACATAGTCAGTAATACTTAAAGTCACTGTGCCAGTGTCGATAGCGTTATAAGTAATAGGAGTATCTTCTTCAACTTCTTGGATAGTAGCTGAGCCGATTGTTTTGATGTTTAATGTTTCGCCAGAGCCGAAGTCACTTACGTCACGATACCAACTGGCTGGCATTAAGCCATCTTGTAAGTTGGTAATGATAAAGGAGCTATATACCTCTGATTCGATAAAAGCACGAGTATTGTTCGTTAATTGCATTTAGTTGTTTTCCAATTATGATTCAACATTTAGTTTTTTATGTACTGCTTCGACATGTGCTCTCCAAGCGGTTCGTACCTCTTTGGAGTTGGCCCCTGCTAGCAGTGACTTGTTGGGGTCTTGCAAAGGTTGTTCTTGCTGCGGTCTACTAAACAATGCTGATGTATTAAATCCACCAGAGGTTGTCTTAGGAGCTTGCTTAAACTCTGGCAATAGTCTTAACACTACTGACGGGGACTTAGCGGCTAACTCTTGTAGTTCAGCAATTGATAAGTTAGACTCTTTAGCTAACTCAGAGAACTTGGTCTTTGCACTATCTCCAAACTTCTCTATAAACGCTTTCTCAACAGTCTCTTGATTACTCTTGCGAGATGTTTCTGCTTCACGTTTATTTAATAGAGAAGATAAAAGTTCTTCAACAGATTTTTCGTTGATACCATTATCGGGTGGTGTGCCCTTGGCTGGCTCTGCTTTTTCTTTATCTTCTTTTGGCAAAAGTTTAGAAATTACATCCTCTACACTTGAACGTTTAGATAACTCCGCTTCAAGCTCTGCGAGCTTTTCTTTGAGGGTTTTATTATCGTTCTCTAATTGTGGGATGAATTCTTGTGACGCTTTCAAAGCAGCAATTGCTTTGTCTACAGACTCATACTTTTGCTTACCTTCTGAATTTACAATTAACTTTAATTGGTCGTCTAAGCTAACAGTTGAAGGTGTTTCTGTTACTTTATCAGATTGGTCATCTTTATCAGTAAACATTAATTATTTATATCCTTAATATTATTAAAGTATTTCTAGTATATACTATTATACCTAGAATTTTACGTTTTGTGTAGATTATTTTTAAATTATTTTTAATATTTCTGAAATAGCACGCTTATAACCAGCTTCGTCAGCTTTTAAGTAAGCCCAATTAGGGGAGTTGTATAACTCTTTAGATATAGAAACTTTCTCACAAGTCTCATATTTATCAGTTAGTAACTCCCCCAGCCTCTTACGAAGTAAGGCGGACGCATCATAGGCGTCCTCCATTTGCTTGGTCTGGTCTTTATCTAAACCTTTAGTCCAGTTAATCTTCACCCTAAGTCTCCGCCAGCAGCTAACTCTTGTTGTACTTGGGCGTCCTCTTGAGTAGCTTGCATTGCCTGTTGAGTCTGTTGTTGCTCTTGTACGGCTATATTAGGTGAGAACAAATCAAACCTACCTAGGTTCAAAGCATCTTCAATTAACTTAGCCAGCTTGATGCTAGACGTGTGTGGAGTTAGTAATTGACCCATAGGCGAGTTCATTAACATATTTAAGTTCTGGATTAACTGAGCTTGTGCTGCAAAGTGGCGTGAGCCGATTGGCTTAACCTTGCCCGTAGCAGTGATTAAGTCCTTGTCAATCTCCATGAACTTAGTTACCCCAAAGTCATCATCCATTACAGAGATAACATCCCCAGCATCCATATTCCTAGCAGAAGTCTCTAACATAGCATTGAGGGTAGGTTCTAGTAGCTCTATCTCAAACGTACTAATCTTCTCTTGGAAAATACGTCCAGCAGCATTCTGGAGTTGGTTAACTTCAAAGGCTGTTTTCTCACCGGGTGTACGTATGCCCATAGCCTCACTCGGAGCACCTGCATATTGCTCCATACGGGACTCTAGGGACGCTATCTCATTAAGGGCTGTGATAACCCACTGGGTATTCTTCCCAAGCTCCTCTACGTCCCCGCCTTCATCACAATGAATCTTGACCCCCGGCCCATATTTAAACTGCTCAACCTCTCCAATCACTTTAAGTGGTGGCAAGACAGCAATGTCCATAGCATCAGCTTTTAAGTTCTCTAGGTGGTCAATTCGGTATTGAATACCAACTAAGTTGTCTAGTGGCCCCATAGCCCACAAGTTGTCAGGGCGTCTACGCCATCCTGCGTGGTATATAGGGGCAGTGCCCATCCAACTAGGGATGTCATCAATACGGAGGGTTACAGCTCGGTCTATGACCGTTATAACCTTACTTTCTGATACTTCATGTGTCTGTGTGTCGTTGAAGTCACCCCAGAACTCTAGTATCTCTACGTAACCAGATTGGTAATACTCAGTTAGGCTACCAAAACCATCAATAGCATAAGCTTCTGCTTTATGTCTATCTTCAATAGAATGTCCAGCCATGTTCTTAGCTATACGGTCTCTCCGGTCTAAAGCTTCTGCTAGGTAAGCATTGTCTGGCTGGTCTTTAGCCATCTTCTTAAGGTCACCAACAGTCTTGATGCTGCGGATAATCTTAAAGCTGTCTTCAAAAGAATCTGCCAAAGGGTTGAAGACTACGTCTAGGGGACTAATCCTGCGGAGAACAGGGCCAATGTATTTTACTGTTTTCTCCCCACGGGCGTTCTCTGTGTAGGAGTTCTCAAAATCAACTGTAGCGAAACAATTACCATAGTCAATGTAATCGTATACCACCTTGCTTATTTCTGTCCTGTAGTGGCTTACACGCGTCTTATTACGCATGTATCCCTCTATTGCTTCAGCAACTTCTAGTAAGCTGTCTTCTGTGGTGTAACCTTCCCAACGTAACCACTCATCATTTGGGAACAACGAGCTAATATAGTTTGAGTGTAAGTTATCTCGTATTTGACATAACTTAGGTAATGTTGTCTTATTCTTCCAAGGCAATGTTGCGTTAGATGTTTTAGAAGTATCTGTGGCAAAGATGTAATTACGTAACTCTTTCCACTCTTCTATCTTTGTAGCTCGTTGGTTATTATACTTACTCCATAGGTATGCAATCTCTTTAGCATACGTATCTGGTTCAGCATTGCTAACCTTTAAAAATTCTGCGACTGTTACTGCCATTGTACTCCTCCAAATTTAGAATGTATGGGTATTATATTATCTTCTAAGAACCCATCTAAGGATTTGGATTTCCTAGGTTTAACTGCAATCTCTACAGCGCTCGCTAAAGCATCTTTTATATCATCGTGTGTTGGTCTAGCCAATACTAACTCTTCTTCAAGCTCACTTGTGTAACCACCTTCAAAATGGTACATAGTCTGGTTCTCATATCTATGCTCTAGTGCAGCAGCAATACGCTCTTCCTTACGACCTTGGTGTCTGTTAGGCCTATACTCATCTATTGACAAGCGTAGTCCGTCAGCGCGTATACGGTCTTTTAGGTCTCTAGCTATAACACTTTGCGCTACAGTTACTTCTGCCCTTAGCTTCTTAAAGTTCCACTTAGAGTGTAGTCTACATATCTCACGGAAGTAGTCGTCTATTTTATCAGTCTTAAATCTAGCTATATCTACTACGTATATATAACCTTCTGAGTCTATGCCTATAACCACAATAGCCGTGAAATCGGCTTTCTTGCTTAAGCTAAACGCAAAATCTATAGAGGCATATATATTTAGTTTATCACGTTTATAGAACCAATTACCACCATCAGACTTTAAGAACTTTTTGTCAGCATACATGAATCGTTCATTCTGTATACGATTAGACCCTTTATCATTCGGGTCATTGTAATACTGAGCGTAGAACTGGGTTCTGTCTGAGTATTCTGCACGTATCCTAGCTAGAGTTTGTAAGTCAAATCCAAACGCTTTACCATCACCTCTCACTCTACGAGGCCAGATAAACATTTCATCTTGTTCTACTGCGTACTCTTTAATGTTCCATACAGGGTCTTTGCCTACAATTTCATTTTCATCATTGTATATGTCATACTCCTGTGCTTTCCATGTAGCGTACACATCTTTGGGGTGATACCTAGTACCACAAGCCATAGTAAATCCCCCAGCGTTACGTATAGACGTAAACTGAGATGATTTCTTAGATACACTATCCCTGCCATCTTCAGTGTAGGCATTCTCTGGCACTACCAAATCGTCTGCCACAATTACATCAGCGTGCCAACCAGTTGTGTTGGTAGTCAAACCTGCTGTAGATATTGTAGCATCCCTTATACCTTCAATACGTCTACGCTCATGGTCAACAGATATTTTAGTCGAAGACCATTTTTCACGCTTACCTTCTTGTGGGTTAATGTACTCAGGGAAGAATCTCATAAACACAGATGATGCTAATATGTTCTGTATAGCGTACAACTGTGTCTCTGCTAGACCTGCTGTTGCAGATACATACAGTATAGTTACTTCTGGGTGACGTGCTATAATCCATGCACACCACGTAGCGACCATGTGGGACTTAAGGTGTGCCCTAGGTAGCATAATAAGCTTATTAGCTGTGATATTATCACCACGGCCATATAAGGTGTAGTCTTGCATCCACTTGTATATGTCAATGTGCACTTGCCCATACATATACCCCGGATTTACAAGCTTAGCAAAGGAATATAAATCGTTTAAGGCTGCTTCCCTAAGCTCCTTTGCTTCTTTAGGCATTTTATCTAGCTTTTGTTTAGCAACTCTTAGCCAATCTTCCATACTACCTCTACTGTATTGCGTTTACTCTATCTAAGTCAGCTTGCCATTCATCGGCAATACGACTATCTTGAGCTAACTTACGTTCTTTTTCTTCTTTAGTTGGTCTTCCAGCACCACGTTTAGAGAACATACCCTCAGCAAGCCATTTGGCTGCTTGGTAATTACCTTCCTCTGCATGTGATATGACTTGTGAAAGCCCTTTAGAGCGCAGTTTTACCTCTAGTTCATCCCTCCACTCATCAATATAAGCTCTTAAGCGCTTATTACGACATATACGCTCCCAATGACTCCAGTTTAAGAAGTATTTGTTGGCAAAGTCATACTCCCCATCAACTGGGGAGGTTACTTCAGATAAATACAAGAGTTTAATAGATGGGTATATCTTACCATTATAATCACAATCTTCTTCTTTTAAAGAGTAGACTGCATCTGGGTTATAACCACACTCAAGAAACAAGCTTTCAGTAATTGGCAGCCCAGTGCTGCCTTTTAATTGGCTTTTTGGTACTGCCATTTTGTTTTTCCTTTTTTTACTGGTGTAATAAAGTAGTTATGTACAATTAAAAAGACTATAGGGTTTTATTACACTTCATACCAAGTGTCATATCTCTTAGAGTAAATGTATGACGCAGACTGTTTAGATGCAGTAAAAACCTTAGATAACCCATCTTTATGTAGTACTGCCACCCCATTCAATCCAACCCCTTCTGGGATTGTTACATCATTTGGTGTGTTACTTCTTAATACTAGTCTAGACCCGTCAATAGTAGGTCTATATAAACCTCCTGCTGATAAATCTCCCGCTGCCTGTATAGTAAATAGGTAAGAGCTACAGCCTATAAATAGATTATCACCAATTATCTGGTCTGCAACGATTGTTGCTATGCTGTCTCTTGCGCCCGTTGTCATATCTGGGCCGTCACAATCCATAGAGCTTGCGGGGTCTAGTAAACTACCAGACACTATGCGTCTAAACTGCGTTATATTCTCCCACCTCATCTTCATTCGCACATATAACGGCGCAAGGTCTGGGTCAACATCGTTTATTGTTGCGGTATTACTCGCGGTTATAAGTCCTATGTCTGGCCCGATGTTTTTAATTACTAAATCATCAGCGACAAAAGAATTAGATCCAACCCCTCCGCTGCCGACAATTCGCGGGCTTATCCCGGTGTGATTATCTATAGTAATTTCGCACCTGCCGTGAACCGTTACATCACTACTAAAAAACAGTAAAAAAATTGCTTGAAAGTCAACGTCATTACCAGCACAACTAAGGGTTCCACCGTAAATATCAACCTGTGAATTGTTTATTTCAAAAATCTTATAGGGCTCTGAAAAGCCAGATTCTGCAACAATAGTTGGATTAATTATTTTACACCGTTTAGTTCTCTGAACTCTGAAAGGGCTACCTTTTATGTTTCTTAGAATTGGGTTTATAAAAACAATGTCTTCTGAAAAATCAACTTCTGACATATCAGATTCACTAAATGCGATTGGGCCTGCTGCGGCACCGTTCACTTGCAACCCGTGCCATGTAATGCGCCGCCCTCGAACACTACACGAAGGGGAATGCCCTGTGTAATTGCCGCCAATGAATGTAAAATCTTCACAACCGTGATGTGTATCAATAAAAGCATCTTGAAGTCCATCTCCCTGCATACAGTTAACTACGCCGCCGTAGCTTGGGCCATAATAATGTACATCTGTAGAGCCAACAGCAAGGGGTTGGTTGTTGGTTGTGAATAAGTGCCTGCATGATGAAGAGCCTATGCCATCGACACGTATTCCATAGCATGACCAATCAGATATTCCATGTCCGAAGGTTGGGGATGATAAAGGATTAAATGATATATAAACGCGCTTAACCCACGGGCGATAGCAACCATAAAGATTTAAGCCAATAAATGGCAGGCGGCCAAAGCGCAAATCAAACTCGGAATTAACAGCGTTGTATACTCTAACTGCTGTATTTAAGCCAACAACAGAATCATGGAACTTTGCTTTTTTAATTGTTAAGTTAATACTGTGACCTGATAATTTTACCAATCGCGGATTAGTGGCGTAATCAAACCTAAATCTTTCTTGCGTCCTAAAAGTGCCTGCCTCTGTGTCAATTGACCTAACTGTTGCAAACTGCCCTTGTCTACCACTCACCACACCTTCCGCTGGCCGTGTACCAACAAGCCTATCGTCAGAAATAATCTTTACAAAGTCGCCAACATTTAGGTCAGTAACGTCGCAGGTCACAGTCCTTACAGCGTTATCTAAATCTATAGCGGTTATACTACGAATGAACTCAACCCCTCCGTTGTAGTTTAGGACACTGGCTTCAGCGGTCTGAGTTATGTCGTTAAGTGTTATCTCCACGGATTTACCAGCACACTCCAAGACCGCAGATAGTAAAGTGGACTCCGTATCATCTACCACCTCCCCTTTATCACTTACTGCATTTAAGCAAGCTTGCAATGCGAGAGTATTATCCGCACCATTAATTGCTCCGAGCTGGCTGGCTCTTATGTACGACTTACCAGATAACTCCCACTCATATCCCGCAGCGTCAGTTAGTAATCCATCAGCTAACTGCATTGGGGACTGGTTAGGAGTACCTACCGCAGTAGTAGTCTTAACCCACTTAGCTCCGCCAGCATCAGCAGTGCTGTAATAGCCATTAGTTTTAAGTACTGTCCCTACTGGCACATTACCAGAGAAGTTATTTATGAAGTCTTGTGTTGTTTTAAAATTAATCATAGTTATGTCCTGCTAGGCTGCGCTGTTAGATGAATGTAATTTGGTCAGAAGCTCTGAATACTGACACTGCGTAACCTCTACCAAATGCTACGGTGTCCCCACCACTTGTATATGTAAGAGTTAACTTAAATGTTGCAGCCTCAAGTGCGGCAAGTGCGAATACAAATGGGGCACCTCCGTGAGAGTAGTCCCCTGACAACGCCTGTGAACTCTGGAGAACTCCCCCCTTATATATTTTAACTAGCGCTGCGCTAAGAGTACCTGCGGAGAAAGCTGCTATATACGGCATGGGAATGAACACTTCTCTAGCATAACTCTGGGCGCTAACGGTAAACTCTACTATATCAGTTTCAGCAGGGCTACCAGAGCTTACGATTACTGCAGCTAGCGTAGTTACAGCTCCCGCTGCTGTATCTCCTATTATCTCATCAGCATATACTGCACCTAAGAAAGACGCCTTGTTAAGGCCCACATCAAACTCTATGAAAGGTACTCCATTGTCATCTAAGAACTGCACTAAGTCAGTCTGTACTTTGAACGTAGTAAGAGTAGCAGTTCCATCAAGCTGCACCAAACCTAAGTTACCATCCACATCAACAGTTAGCTGAGCAGTAGAACGGTACTCACCCAGCGCAGTATCTAGTCCACTTGATAAAGATAGGGTAGCTGCTAACCCAGTAGTCTCATCATTAACTGCTGATTGCAAGGTTATAAACGAACTATTAGGGGTGGCAGCTAGAGCTATGGTGTTGGTGGCTGCCAGCCCAGAAGTCTCATCAGTTACCGCGTTACTAATAGTAAGGAATGCGGAATTGGGTGTAGCATTCTGCGCCAGAGTATTAGTAGCGAGTAGCCCTGTCGTGACGTTATATACTACAGACTCTAGTGATACTAGTGATGCATGGTCAGATGACTCGGCATAAGCTACGCTATAAATACGCTGGAGCAGTAGCCCCCCTTCCCACGCTCTACGTAACGTCAGCGTATATGCGTCAATGTCAGGTCGAAGGTCGTAGTCATAGTTTCTGAGAAGCTTGGCTCCTGTGTCCCCATTTGAGTCTCGGATGAATATTGCACTACCTGCTAGTTCTCTGTCGCTTGTAAAAGTGTAGGTTGTTTGCCCTGCTACCGTTACTAATACTTCCTCACTAACAGCCACAGACAACCCATCACCTGCACCACTTATATCCTTAAGTCTTACAGGGTCAGTGTCGGATATTGGCTCTGGTAAATTAGATAAACTATAGTTGTTCATATCTAGACTCTGTCGCATAATGTTATTACCACCACTTAGGTGTAATATATCATCATTAACAACATCTTCTATTTTCTCAAAGTTCTCGTTTATCTTTCCTAGATTATAACCAGAACGTACTTCTGTTAGCGTAATATCGCTCATTGTGTTTTCTCATTAAACATTATTATCCTTTCCATTTGTTTAGTCCATTATTATTATGTGTGGTTCTTCGGCTAGGACACTCCCAACCCTCATAGACTTCCCCATTGCCTAATGTATACGTTCTTCGAACGAATCAAACTATTTCATAATTCATTCTTAATAATTAATATACTCTAGCCTAATTCACTCTTCGAGTGTATACTAGATAAATCTTTAATCCCTATGGTATTATACCTAGAATAATCAGTTTTGTGTAGAATATTTTTCAAATATATTTTCTTTCTTCTTTTCTAACGTAACCTAACATACCTCATTCGGAGAATGTATACAGCTAAGCATATACTAAGCATAGTCAAGATGTCATAATTTCTGTGAGAAAATTTGTAGTTGCAATGCACTACTACCAGTGTACCCCCATACCCCCTCCTACCCCCTTTAGTATCCTGTAGTAGTTGTACCATTGGGGTATGTGGTGCAATACACTCCCGTGACATACACCAGTTGCAATCCCTTATATATCAATAGGTTAACGCTAAGTATAAGCTAAGGTTATATGCTTATTATATACTAGTATACGCAGGGCTAAACAAAGCTGTTTACATACTGCGTTGTATATGCTATTCACGTGTGTGTTACATATAAATGTATAGATATTAATTTGACTATTAATGTAAATAGTTATTGACTTATGTTTAGTTTACCTATAAGCTTATCCCAAGTTAAGTAAGTCAACCGGTTAAGCGGCCTTCACTTAAAGGTTGACACTAGATACTATTAGTGTATGATGTCTACCAGTTAGTTAGTAGGTAGTGGATTGCTCCACTTAAATGCCAGAAGCATAGCACTGAGTGCCTACTAATAGCAATTACATCCTAACGGATTGAGCGAATAACAAAATGGTTGACAACGTAAACAGATAGTGTATAGTGGATACCAGTACAACGATTTAGAATAAACCTAAGACGTCTAGCCAGATGTGTACAGGACAAATTGTAGCTTGTTAATATGACCAGTAAGATACATCTGAGTTGTTAACCCGCTAGGCTTATGTGTAACTTGTGCCTTAAACAAGTGACTAGATAGTTCCTATCTTGGTGGATACCTGCGCCCTCACAATATATCAGTGTTGGTAATGTTATCAGGCCATAACAAAATACTATTGAAACAGCGGGCCTTGTAGGTTGTCCGATGTATGCTGACCACGTATGGTGTGGGGTTAATGAGCATGAATTTACCAGTTTGAATGTAATAAACTGGAAAGGGCAGAAACCAGTGAAATTCTGGTAAACCTTCAGACGTAGGATGATTGACTTATACACCTAGCATGTATTGCTTGGTATATCTTATAGGTCTAGGCAAGCAAGTACCAATAGCACGGGAAAGGCTACGTCTTTAAACTAGTGAATAGAATTCAAGCCTCTTGGATATGTCAAGCATATTCAGGGGGCTTTCTTGTGTTCACTTGGAACATAACAACATAATTTATTTGGAGAATGCTATCATGGCTTTAAAACAATTCGATGTTAATAACGTACAAACTAGTAAGCAGTTCAACTCAGCTTTATCAGATGTATTTGCTGGTATTACTGGACGTAACAAACA